AAGAGATAGATGAAGCTATCACCAACCTATGGTGGAGTGCTGAGATAAGTGATACAACTAAACTGTGGTGGAACGATCACTATCAGGAAATAGTAGAGAGAGAGCTAGCGAAATGAAGGCAGTAAGATGAGTAAAGTATGTAATGAGTGTGGCTATCCTACTTGGTGGGTAGATAACGGCTGTAATAAATGTGGATATGAGGTAGCAATATGAGTAAGAGAGATACCCTAAGCAAGATGAGTATCAACGATATGGTTAAGTCAATAGATGAGGACAAGGGTGAGGAGAGTATGAGTTGGGGAGAATTAGCCGAACTTACCCACGCTACCCAAGTGGAAAGATTTAATTGGTGCTCTTGTGAAGAGCAAGAGTATTTCCCGTATAGCGATTGCCCTAAGGAGGAGAGTAAGTGAAGGTTAAAGATATATTAGAAGCACTAAACGATATGCCCCTTAATGATGATTTAGTTATCAAGTGGTATAGCAGGAAAGATATAGAGATATTGTCGGGCTATCGCATAGCGATAGAGAGCTGGGAAGATGTAGTAGAGAAAGCCTCCGACAATGTTTCAATGGGGGATTTCTGTATCCCTTACCTATTAGAGCAAGCAATAAACAATGAGAACTTGGAGAAAAGTATATGAATAATGTAATAAAAATAGATAGCAAGATCAAGCAATACAATTTCTATGAGGTAGCCGACCATAATGGCGTAGCAATATGGGGTGGGGAAAGCTCACTTGAGGCTATTCGTTGGTTAAGGCGTAGTCCTGCTGAAAGTAGGGTATGGGTGAGTGTGTGGGATAGTGAGGAAGAGGAAGCGAGAGCGACCACAAACCCAATAGATATAACCTCCATAGTATTAGCAACTATTGCCGATACAATGGAGAGGTGGGGCAAGTGATACTGGCGGTAGCGATAGCTATGATAGCCTTTTATTTAGTAGTAGAGATAGATGGAGAGTAATGGTAAATCAACAACGACTAACAACAGCAGCAAACCAAGCGGTGCGACAGCGCAACTATCGTAGAGCGAGGGATAGGGCGCTTGCTAGATTAGCAAACGATTATCCCAATGTTTATAGAACTTATCTTGAGGAAGAGAGAGAAGCAGATGAACAAATGGGTAAAAAATGGCTTGATCTTGACGGCAACACTAGGACTACTCGTGGTCTTCGCGCCGAAGGATGGTCCTCCTCATCAAATAAATCCCGTCATAGAAAAAAGAACTAAGGCTACTGCTGATGAGAAAAAATACAATAAGCAAATCGCAAAGGGTTACGCTTACGCTGCTCAAGGGTGGAGAGGAAGCGAGTGGGAGTGCCTCCTCGCCCTTTGGACACACGAGAGCAGATTTGATAACTTTGCAGAGAACAAATCAGGATCAACAGCTTTCGGTATTGCTCAACTTCTTGGAGAGAAAGATGTTAGAGCTGAATATCAAATCCTTAAAGGTCTTAAATACATTCAACACAGATACGACACACCTTGTAGAGCCTACGACTTTTGGAAATCTTCAAAGCCAAGACACTACTAAAGGTTATGATACTATCTAACTCTTGATCGGCTCTCTCCGGTCATCATAAGTCAGCCCCGCACCCTTCCTGTGGGGTTGTCTTACTTACTGAAGTAAGGATTGTTTTGAATATTTGGAGAAGATCAAATAAAGTCAAGCGACAATTAGGATTACTTAATTCATTAGCTGCAATAACTAAGAGACCAACAACTAAAAATAGTATTGATCTTACTGGCATACCAACTCTAGCCTGTATCTGTGGTAGTAAGATGTTTAATATTACTGTGATGTGGGATGAAACAACAAGAACTGTGGGTTGGTATGATCTACGACAAGAGTGTAAAGTATGCGGTGCGGTAACTACTGCCCCAACTGATATAGATGGGTGTGATTAATGCCAACTTATGAATTTAAATGCTTTGATTGTGGTAATACTAGGGAACAGTTTATATATCAAGAACAATATGAAAAATATGTGGTTAGATGTCCAACCTTAGATTGTAATAAACCAATGAAAAGAATATACTCGGTGCCAGCAGTAAAGTTTAATGGCCCAGGATTTTATTCTACTGGTGGTTGAGGTTCTTCTTCGGGTAGGTCTTCATCACGATAAGGTCTGAACCCACCGATCTTATTAATTAATTTTCTAATAGCTCTTTTGTTTCTCATACGAGCAGTATCTTCGCTAGGTAATTCCATATCAGCAGCTATCGCAGCAAAATCTAAAGCATCTTCATAGCGTAGGAATAATAAATGTCTATCCTCTTTATTTAATTTCCAAAATCCAGCATCAATTTCAATCATCATAGCCATCATATTGCCACCCTCAGAAGGGGCAGAAGCACGAGCAGAACCACCTAAATCTAATTTGTGTCCAGTATTTATTTCACCCCTTAAGACGGAAGGTAGGAGAGCTTCAATCATATCTGCTTGGTAAAAGAATAGGTCAGAGGTTTCATATCCACCGGACTTTGCTTTCCACTTCTGGCAATAATCTAAGGCTTGATTACGCAGAGAACGATAGATTAAATTCTTAGCATCCTTATCACCTATTGCTTCCCAAGTATTTAATTTATTAGGATGCTCAACAAACCACTCGTATAAACTTTGTTGTATATCTTTTATATCAATCTTAAATTTAAAATGATATTCAGATGCAACGGAATCAACTATGTAATCCCATTTTTTTATACGATCCCAATCTATTTTCATAGTAATCTACTATTTGCTAAGGAGTAATACTCAGGACTAATCTCACTACCTATGTAGTTTCTGTTTAGTTTTTTAGCAACAATAGCGGTAGTTCCCGACCCAATAAAAGGATCGTAAATAATATCCCCTTCATTAGTCCAAGAAAGTATATGATCTAATATTAAATTTTCGGGGAATACCGCAGGATGTTTGGTATTATTTTTAGCAACAGCCATATCCCATACATTATCACGGTATCTTTCATTATTTATATTGAATATTTTTTTCTTTCTCATCTTTCCCTTAGTTCTTAATTTAGATGTTGAACTATAAAGTTCTCCAGCTCTTTTGTTTGGCTGCATTAGAGGATTAAAAGTTTTAGGTTTACCTTTAGAAAATACAAACATATATTCAAAGACATCACAATATCTTTTAGTTTTAATTTTAGGCATAGGATTAGTCTTCCGCCAAATCATAGTATCGTGCAGATTAAAGCCAGCATCTTTGAAACCAAGTGCTTGTTTAAAAGATGTGCCAGTCTCACTACCTTCTTCAGTAGCATCCGCTACTATCCATACCAATATACCACCAGGCTTAGTAATTTCGTATAAAGATTTAGCTACTAAAAAAAAATTAAATAAATGCCCATCATAAACCCTAAGAGAATCATACGGAGGAGAAGTAATTGTAAGATCTATGGAATCATTAGGTATACCTTTCATAGTTTCTAAACAATCTTCACTATAAATTATATTTAATTTCAAAGAATTATACCTCCTAATCTATTTTCACAGTAATTTAAACCCACCCGCAATAGGCAGAAAGGTAACAAGCTTTGTCATCTTCTCTTTATTAGCAAACTCAGTAGTAATTGGTAGCCACTTCTCTTCCCAAACTGGTTTAAAACTTTCAGCAGAGAGAGGGAAACCCCACACACCATCAGGGGTATAGTTAATATACCAAGCTTTGTAATCTAATTCTTTAGCATTATCTATTAGGTAGTCATACTTTTTCTTCTCAAGTAGAAGAGTACTGTAATGAGTATTGCGGGATTTTAATTCAATAAACATTCTATAGTCATCACTTAAGCAATCAAATCCATCATAAGAATTAGGAGAGTGTTCTAAATCTGGGAAGTGATACTGCTTTAGCCAATCAAATAATTCTTGTTCTTTCATTTATTCCACTTCTGCCGCAGGACAAGTAGACCTATGACTGCATAGTTAGCCATATCTTTAAATGAATCTTCAAGAGATTCAAACTCAGGCGTTGAACCGTTATCGGTTAGGTTATTAATACGGGCAAGCTTGTCGTGCATCCGCACTCGCAAGCCATTGATCGGACCGCCTGGTGATTCAGATATATTCTTTGGTCCATAATCAAGATGTTTCTTGATGAGTAATTGCTCAAGCTCATTAAAGGTTTCAGTTACAGCTACTGCAAATTCGGCATTGATAATAGGGGGATTGTAATTTGTAGTATTAGTTTGTTGTCCACTATCTTCTTTGATGTTATATGGAAACCTTGCATTTCCAAGTGGGTTATAATCTGCCATATCTCTTCACTCTCCGCTTTCTTCATTTGGGTTTTCCTCGTCTAGTAACCTTTTTAAACTACTATCAAAGTCAGTCATCTCTGATGTGACTACAACCTCTTCAACTATTTCATTTAATATATCGTAACCCTGATCTGCTGCGTATAGGGATAGGTATGTTGTTTGAGTTACTAACTTAATCTGTTCAACGTTCTCTGCATTATCATAAAAAAATCTGAGCAAAGATCCTAAATGTAATCTGTAATCATTGGGGAGAATTAGATAAGGATCAAACTCTTCCTCATCATCTAAGTAATGCTCTACTAATTCAAAAGAGTTAGGGAATTTAACTTTACAATCATTGCAGTAATTCTTGGGGATTTTATTTTTATCATAATTCATAATCCCGCTTTCTCTTTTATGTAATTAGCACCGTGCTTTATATATGTGCTATTCACATCATCACCATCAGAAAATTGTACAATAGTTACAGGCAATTCTCTCGCTAAACTGCGGGCAAACTCTGTGCCAGCTTGGTCTCCATCAGCAAATACAAATACCCTTTGAAAGTCTGCAAGTAGTCTGGTGTAATGTTTTTTCCAGCTATTAGCACCAGGAACACCTATGCAAGGGATACCAACACAAGCCGATAGGGTTATAGTATCTAGTTCACCTTCACAAACTGCTATCCAATCTCCAGCTTTTTCAATATCTAATACGTTATACATCTTGGTCTCAGCACCAGTCATACCCATATACTTAGGCTCTACAGCAGGATTAAGAGAACGAAAACGCAAATCAACAACACCAGACTTTGTGATATACGGGATAGATAATCTTCCCTGAAACGCTTCGTGTCCAACTTCAGCCTCTGCGACTACGCCTAATGATGCCAACCGCGCTACTTCCTGCGGTATTCCTCTGCTTTTTAGGTAATCTTCCGCCAGATAAATGTTTGCCGCGTACTTCTCCGCTGCCTGTCCCAATAATTCCTTCAGCAATGCGTTCTGCTTCATTTAAGCTAACCCCTTCATACTTAGATATTACTTGGATACTATTACCTTGGACACCACACGCGAAACAGATGAAGATATTTTTATCAATGTTTGCGCTACCGCTTTGATGTGTGTCTGAATGGAACGGACAACGTAGGTAAACTTGTCCATAAGTAATACGGATCTTAGCCCCATAATGAATAAGAATTTCTTTGATGCTTGGTAGATCATTATCATTTCGGTTCACCGTATCCAGCCTCTCTTAGTAGATTTACCATATCTTCTAAACGTAGGATACAAACCCATTCACCAATCTTACTCTCGCCCTGACCATTAAGGCGCAAACACACTATACCTAAAACTTTTTTCTTAGCTCGTTCTTTAAGTTGTTTTATAGCAGCAGTAGGATTAAAACCAGTCCTAGCTTTAACTTCCCAATCTATTCCAACGGTGCCAGTTATATCTGACCCAATACGTCCAGCACCGGTGGATTCTGCGTAGGGAAATCCATTAACCGCTAAGTATTCTGCTACTACTTTCTGACTACGGTAGCCTCTATGCTTGCGAGACTGTGATGCCACTCTTATCTTTTCTAAGAGTACTAATTGCTAAGTCCAAACCCATATTTAAACCATCAGTCCATTCATCTTTTACTTCAACTTTTAATTGTTCCATCTTATTAATAATTTTATCTATCTCAGCTCTTGTTTCAAACATAACAAGTTGACGGATCTCCAGAGTCATATCATTTTCTTCTTGGATCATATGTGTTTAACCATTCTCAGGGATGTCATCCATAAACATATACTCAGGGTTAAAAGATAACCAACATAATAAATTACCATTAGCATCTGCTCTCCCGTATCTATTCTTTACTGGTGCCACAGCCATTGAGGTACCTATAACCCCTAGTGTACAGATAAGTGCAGGTAATTGTGCGACCTTGCCCTGTAGTGCTGAGCGTGGCTGACAAGGATCTCCTGATACAGCCTCTGATGTATGATGTAAAATAATAATTGCTGCGTTAGTATGCCTAGCTAGATACTTTAATTCTTTCATAATAGCTCTCATAGATGAGAACTCTTCACCGCCATCAGTTGCGATATCCATTAGGTTATCTACAAAGATAGCTACTGGTGGACAACCCCATAATTCTTCAAAGGCTTGCACCTCTTCATCAATATCTTGTAGGCTAGGACTAGATTCAAATGACCAAACAATGTGTGATCCTTTAGATAAGGTAGCTTTAGTCCAGCCATAATCACTATTCATTAACTGCTCTACATCAGTTTGATTTTTACCTGAGATCATTGAGGCTAAACGCATAGCCATAGTATGAGCGTTAGTGTCAGCGGATATGTATAGAGTTGGAACCTTCATCTTTAATGCTAAAGCTAGGGCAAGAGTTGACTTACCTACTCCAGGAGTTCCAGCTAACATAGAAACTTCTGCCCTGCGTAATATTATTTTATTGCTTTCAAACGATTTAAATACTGATGGTAAAGGCTCACCACCTATATCACTTCTACCTATACTGCGAACTAATGTTTTCACTCTTGCCTTCATTAAAAGTAATTGGGTATTTTGGATATAGTTTTTTAAAACTGTAAGTCATTTGTCTTGTTGACCAGTTGTGTAAAACAAACATACATTTAAGATATAATTTCATTTTATCCCCAATAATATCATAATAAAAGCAAGCACTTGTTGTATTTCTAAGTAGAATAACATTAACATCTCAATCATTTAAAACCCCTATCTTAATATAAATGGTGGTAGGAAAGAAGTCTGCTAGTTTATCCCCAAACTAAGAAACTACCTTCCTACCAACTCTATTTATTTATGCGCTAACTGGTTGACATTGATCGGCACCCTGCGGTTGAGAACATACCCACATTTTGTAAGGCTTACCGTTCTTCTTTGATACTCCCGACATATATTTTCTGCCCCCGTGAAGGCAGGTAGGCGATACTTCCCCTGTCGGGGCGGTTGTTGAGGTAGGAGATTGCATAGTGTCTGGAGTTGAACCAACTATCCCCAAAGGGGCTGCCACATAATTACCCGACACTATCCTAGATGTTGCTGCGATCTGAGCAGAGTAATCACTTACTCCCTCAAGAAGAACACTTAGCTCTTCGGCTGTGTGAGCACGGACATTTATCATATCTCCTGTGCCAGTTTTGTAGGAAACTTGTAGTTTCCAGTCTTCGTTTGCCATATTATTTTTCCTTCGCTGTAAATTGACAATGTTCTGTGAGTCCACAGAAATTGCAACTTGATAGGTTAGGAAGAAATATACCAGCCTTACGAGCCTTATCAAAGCCTTCCGCAAAATATTCTAGCGTGTCTAAGGTATATCTACTTAGGTCAATCATATCCCCAGTACCTGATTCCCTTGACATCCAGTAGTTACCTGTGTTTATCTCTATACCTAAGCTCTGCTCAAGTCCAACCTTATAGAAACCAAGTTGTAGGTCAGAGGTAGGTCGTCTAGCTGAGGTCTTAAGATCTACAATTACAAGTTTGCCATCAACTTCAAAGATCCTATCAATAATCATTTTAATAGTAACACCAGCTATGACTGGATTAAGTTGTAGTTCTATAGCCCTCGCCCCTTGGGGTGTAGTCCATATCTTCCAGTTAGGGTTATTCTTACGCCACAAAATATAGTTATCAACCCAAACAGATCCTTGAGTGTTCCACCAATTGCCATCCTCTTTATTTGGATTAGCAACAGTAGATCTACCCGCTCTGCGAGCTGTCTCTAAATTAAGATCTTTAGTTTCTAATAGCCAAGCCTTATCCCATAAAGCATTACTCATTTTCTAAGTCCCACAATTCTGTAGCGTGATGGAAAGCTCTGCCTCCGGCAGACCAAACAGATGGAGCTTCTTCTAATTTAAGTAATCTACCTAGGTAATACTGCCAGCCACAGGTTAGAAAAGTTGTGAAAGCTGAATACGAAATATGTTCTGGTAATTCGTAATTATCTAATTTTATCATTGATCCCCTATCTTAGATTAGATAGTTCTTTCAG